TATAAACCTGGTTTTGGAAAGCTTCAGCTTGCAGCCGAATATGAGGATCAGCCTCAGCAGATATGCCCACAATCTTCTTGGTTGTCTCTCTTGCCCAGAACTCTGCATCGTGACCACGGTTTTCGGTCGTTGAGACCATCACCTGACCTAGCTCGAATGTACCCTGTGACATGGTTACCCCTTGTATGGTTCTGGCGCAGACGGCAGCTCGACCGTCTCTAAGTTGTGCTTTTTAACCATCTCAGCTAGATCTGATCGGTCACAGACCACCCACTCACCCTGCGGATCAGGCATCGCGATCTTCGGGTTGGCCAATCGGTGATAGCCGTACAATCTGTTCTCGATCTCAACATTCTGATCGAGCAACGATGACCGAGGGCTAACACCCACGGTGATACCGCTGCTGATGCACTTGCAGATCCAGAACTCCAAGCACGCCCTGCCAGCCTCTGCAAAATGCAAATTATGCTTGTAACTGAAATCCATCCCAAACAGATCAATGTGATCTACCTCGCTCCACAGCGCAAACGCCAACGAGAAAGCCACTGTGGTATTCATGTAGGCGCAGCGTTGATCTTTGATGACCTCTTCTAGCGGGTACTCGACCAGCGCAGGCACGCGCTCATCAAGCTCACAGGTGTATATGGGCTTTGTGTAGTTTGGTAACACTCGGCGCATAACCTCAGTTTGGTTTCCCGCGTCTTCTGTGTCGAGGAACCGACTTACCGGATCGAGCATAAACACGCGATCGAGATCGAAGACAGATAGCGCGGAGTTGATACCCCACACCTCATCCCAAGTTTGACTATTTTCAACGCCGATGACGTAATCGATCTGGGAGGCTCCCAGACCTATGATTGCGATTTTTTTACCCTTCAGTTCAGAGATTTTTTCCATTAAGTAACGCCTGTTCGTAATAAGTCGTATCGGTACTCGTCACGAGTTCCTCGACCTTCGCTCAGATTCTTCATCCGAGAGATGCCTTCCTTGAAACGAGCTTCAAAGTTGGCTATTACGTCAGGTGTTTCCTTCAGAAAAACTGCTGCCTCGACCAACGTGCCGTACAACAAGGGATCAGGGTGCTCTGTGCTCAACAGTGTTGTGCCAGAGTCCGAGCCTGCTGTCAGGGACGTTGGTTTGGCTAGGTAGTGTAATTCGACCGTGTAACCGCTGTCCGGCACTGGTGAAATCTCAAACGCGCTGTCGTCAAACTGCGAGTAATACTTCGGAAACGCAGTAGTAGTCGTTACCGGACTGTATTCTTTGATGAATGACGGGTGCTTAAAGTCAAGGTAATGGTACTTGTTCGACCCATCAATCACGGCCAACGAAAATGGCGCGTAAAAGTCGGTCGGCGTAGCCAAAAACCGATTCGCGTTCGACAACGTGCCTTGTACGTTCTTTCTCTGTTCTGGGAGTTGAACCATCTTGAAGATTCGATTCTCAGACTCTTGTATGAACGTGTTCAGATTGTTGTTGAACGTCGTCTCGTTTACCTGCAAGTAGTCCTGCACGGTCGATTTCAAAGTCGCTAAGGTGAAACTCATGACGTAGTAACCTCCACGGTGCCTACACTACAGGTAAGTCCAAAAGTTTGCAAAGATGTGCCAAGCTTTCCATCCCCTACGTTGGTGTAAACGATGAAAAAATTATTGTCGTTGCCGTCAGAAGACGGATCAGGCCGAGCATCCTTGAGCGCCTGGGGATCGATCGGTGTGGGCTTCCTCTGAATCTGAGGATGCTTGGGCGACCACTGATCAGGGCCAACAAGCAGGCCGTCCCAGGTCTTTTTCATGTCCTTCAACCTGTAACGGAATCCCGTGATGTCACAGATCCCATAGGCGCGTTTGTTAGAAGCGAAAGCCATGACTAAGCGATATTGTAGTTTCTAAGATCAGGAGCCACTCGGAAGCTGGCACGCTCTTCATCCTGGGAAAGCGCACGATTGAACTCCTCCTCGTACAGCGTCTTGAGCATCTGCACCTTTTCGGGAGCACGCTTTAAGGCGAGATAGTATGCCAAGCCAGCCGCCAGACATGGGTAAAACCGAAACGGAATCTCCATCGTGTTGGCTCCGACATCTGCATCGTCCATCCTGCTTAGCGTGTTTACATGCAGCGTGTAAGTGGTGTTCTTGTCAGGCGCTGGCCATACGGTGATCGACGGCGACAGTTTCTTGTTGATAAAAAACTGGTTTGGCTTGCCGGTCGTTGATTTAGTGGCCAAGTGGCTATATTCGGCTCTGGACATTCTGCTCAGCGGTACATCGGTAGCAATTCCGCCGATCGTCTCTCGAACAAACACATCCAGGACATCGATCGTCGCTGTCGGGTTCGTAGAGTCAATCGTATACTCAGTCGTGTCGAGCACCATCGAGATTGTCTTCTGATTGACCGTCCATTGATTCAATCCACGGTTCGCCCACTCTGCCAGCATCAAGTTCAGCGATCGGGTTGCGCTTTTCAAATCGTAGCCGGTGCGTAGTTCTAGGCCGCACCGCTCAAACGCCTCTTCAACGTAATCGGCTACGTCTAATTCAAAATTTTTACTTCCGCTTACCGCCATCCTTTTTGCCCTCAGCGTATAGGTTGTCGAAAACCTGATTGACATCCAGAGTGTAGTCTAAATCGCTTTTACTGTAATGGATATGCTGAGAAGGTTTGAAATCTGGAGCGCCTTCGCCTGCTTCAAACCAAGCGGGGTGCGTCACACGAACTCTATTGTTTGGCAGCGCGATGATGTTACCCGTCCACGGCCCTGCATCCAGTAGCTCCATGACATGACTTTGTTTGTGCTGCGCCGGATCGTCCGCTATCTCATTCTCCGCGTAGTCCACGGTGAAGAGATACTTCGCAGGGTATAGCTCTCCATCAACCTTCGCCAGCCAAGGACAGGGAGTGCAACGATCAAGTACATAAACAGCATGATTATGACTGCTGCAATCCCAAGGCTGAGCAGCCCATACCGGCATAGGCTCCGGCCACTCGTCAAAAGGGGTGTCTCCCACAAGCGCCGTAATTGGCATCCTAGCCCACATCGCACCGCCGTGAACATTTGGCTCACTGTCATCGTCATAAGTCTCCGCGCCGGTAAAAATTACCTGGAACGAAAGGCAGCGAGTCGGCATCGTTGTGACTGCGATTGCCATAGCGTGAATGAACTCGCCATGATACTTCTCGTGGTTGTGCGTATATTCTCGTCTCACCCAACACTTGAAGTGTGGGATGTTGCTCTGAAGATACGCCACCGTTAGCGACCGTACAGGCCGCTATTCTTGCTCGATGGTTTTCTCATCCCGCCTTTAGCTGCGCCCTTACTCTTCATAGCGCCGCCTTTTGCGTAGCCCTTAGTTTTCATAGCACCGCCTTTAGCCATGCCCTTTGTTTTCATGGCACCGCCCTTTTTCATGCCTTTGGTCTTCATCGCACCGCCACGCATCATGCCTTTGGCCTTCATTGCGCCACCTTTTTTCATACCTTTGGTTTTCATGCCTTTCGGCTTATGTCCTGCCATATCGTATCCTCCTAGCTTCTTGGAACTCGTGTTTGCTTTTGTTTCGAGGGCATGATTGCACCACAACCTCTTGCTTGAACCATTACCGCGCCACCGTCTCTTTTGAAAGTCTTGACGTTTGTGGGTTTACCACCGACGCCTTGCTTCTTCGATCGCTTTCGAGTCACTGCCGATTTGATCTCTGCTTTGGACATCTTCGCGGCGGTCGCTGCTGGCACGCATTTAGGGTATTTTCTTTTGCGGTCTTTTTCTAACTTCGATCTTCCACATTTCTCAAAGCCGCCGCCTTTTTTGGGCGCACCAATATCAACCCAGTTGCCTTTTTCCCCTTTTCCAAACCAAGCGGTCAAGCCGCCTTTCGGTTTAGCCACGAGGCACCCGCGTCTTCTTCTGTTTGTTTGGCATGATCGCTCCACAGCCACGGCCTTGAACCATCACTGTGCCGCCAGTACGCATACCTTTGGCTTGTTTGGCCATGCTCTTTGCGATCGCAGTGCCACGCTTACGCTCGTATTTGCTGAGTCTGCCATCGTTATCCAGGTCGCTTTTCTCAGGATCAAGCGTGACCTCACCACCAGTAGCGCCTTTGTATTTTCCGCCCATTCGCTTGTATTCTTGAACCATCCAGCCATTCGCATAAGCGGACGGATATACATCAAATTTGGCTTTGGCTTTAGCTTTGGCCTTTCGGTAGAGCGATGGGTTTGCGACATTCTTCGGGACATCACCAGCAGACCCGCCTTTTTTCATCTTGATTGCGTCCAAGGTCTTAGCTTGTTGTGCGTGTGTCTTGCTGGCTTTTTTCAGACCCTTGATTACTTTGTTGAGTTTTTTCTGTGTCATCAAAAACCTCCTTCGCCAAACTGGTTCATCGGAAACGTCGGCGCAAACAGCACATCATTACCTTCTCTAAGGACACGTTGGCCGGGGCCGCTTGGAAAATTTCCCCCAAGTGCTGCTTGCTGCAAAGCTCTCTGTCGTGCAATCAAATCCTGCGTCGAGGGCGTAGCTGGAGCTGCTGCTTGCGTTGTAGCTGAAGCTGCTGCTTGCGTTGTAGCTGGAACTGCTACTTGCGTCGTAGCTGGTGCTGCTAACGCGGCGATGCCAGTGCTGTCCAGACCGCCTTGCGCCATCTCACTGCCTATGCCAGCCGTGTCAAAATATGGAGTGGCACCCATCTCGGCAGCACCCTCTGTCGTTGGCATCGTGCCGTATATGTTTCTCTCAGGCTCTTCAAAGTAACCCATTTGATCGGCAACGCCATCGCTGACATTCATGTCAGCAGCCATGTTTGAGCCTGCGCCCGTGGTGGTTCCTGGGACAGCACCTGTTGTCGTCCCAGTGGTCGCCCCAGCGCCCTGCTGCTGGCCTATCTGCGCCATAATTTGGTCGGTGATTTGCTGTCGCAAAGCATCAACGTCAATTTCCTGGGGAGTCTGACCCTGTAACGCTTGGATCTGAGATTGCAATCCTGTGATCGTGTTGGGGTCGATCTGCGCCTGTTGTAGCGCCTTGATTCTTTCGTCCAAACCCTGGCGTTGCTTTTGCCCTGTTTGCAAAGCCTCTTCCACCAATCGGCCTGTCGCTTGGTAATCGCCACGGAACTTTTCGAGATCCTCTGTAGTGGCTCGCCCTTGAAGCGCAGCCTCAAGATCTTGCTGTGTAATGCCTGCCGCCTCTAATGCAGCGATCTGTTGTGCAAGCTCTGCTCTTTCTGTGCTGGCAGTCGCAACAAAGTTTTCGCTCTGTGTCGATATGTCGTCTATTCTGTTTTGGATTTCATCGATCGGTAACGCACCTATATTCTCTTTGAGAGATCCAATTTGTCCTTCGAGTTGCGAGACGAGCTGCTCGCGCTCACCACGCAAAAGCTCAGTTTGCGCTGAGGTTTCAGTTTGGACAGAATCGGAGACGGCACCCAGCTCGTTGGTCAACGAGTCGATACGGGCCTGCAATAGATCCGCTGCGGCTTTCTGATCATCTGATAGTGTCGCCTCTTGTGCTGCCAAGTCCGCACGGATCTCCGATGAAATACTTCCCAGGTCATCGTTCAACCCAGTAATCCTGGTGGTTAAGTCACCGATTATAGATCCCTGACGGTCTTCCAGGTCACCGAGCGCCGTGGTCTGGGCTTCTGCAACGCGCTGTTGGGATTCAGCTAATTCCGATTTCGCTGTATCAATATTTTGTTGAAGCTGATCCACAACCGTTTGTTGTTGCGCTCGTATATCCGCACGCTCTTGTAGCCCCTGGTCTCGAAGAGCCTCGGACTCTGTGGCGATCGATTCTTTGACGCCAGCAAGTCGATCCTCTAAGGCTTTGACAACCTCTGATCGCTCAGCAGCTTGTGCTGCAAGGCCAGACGATGTTTCTTGCTGAAGCGCCTCGCGCAACGATTGCAAAGCAGTCTCGCGCTCTTCGCGTTGTGTCGTTTCTTGCTGTTGTATCAAATCTCGGAAATTTGAGGCTTGGTTTTGTGCAGCATCTTCTGCGAAATCCAGGGATCGCAAAGTCGGCGTCGTTGGAGCCGCCCTGGTGCCTCGATCGTATACTGGCCGATTGATCAAATAATCCTGGAGCGCAGAGTAAGGAGAAGCCGTGCTTCCGTACTCTGCCCTTGCGCGATCGAGTTCCGACTCTGCCATTTACATCACCAATTTTTACATGACCAAAAACTTGGCGCAAAAACGTCTTTCTTCTTTTCCACCGCTTCGCATGAGTGGCGAGCGCGGAATGATTTGCGCCGATCTGGTTGGTCTTTTTTGATTGACATCTTGGGGTCGCCGTAGCGCACGATCTTCACTTGATCGCCCTTCTTTGCTAACACCGCGAATTTTTTCTTTGCCCCAGGCGTTCTTTTTTGTTTGTTGTAACCAGGAAACGACTCACCTCGATAGATGAGTCGCCCTGATTTCGTTCT